GGGTGGCCTTGCGGGGCTTGCAATGCAGAAATGGACGACCATTTCACAAAACGCGTCGAAGGTAACGAAAGCACTTGGAACCGTGTTCGGCGGATTGTCCATACAAACGGTCCTGATCGTCGCGGGTATCGCGGCAATTATCGCCGTTATTGTCCTTGTGGTGAAGCATTGGGACAAGGTGAAGGAAGTTGCCCTTTCCGTATGGGAAGCGATCAAGAGCGCATGGGGCGCGGCGGCGGAATGGTTCGGCGCGCTTTGGGAGAAGATCAAGGCCCCATTCGTGGCGGCGGCAGAATGGTTCAACACGACCGTTGTTCAGCCGATCATAACGATTTTCGGGCCTATCGTGGAGAAGATCGGCGAAATCTTTTCGACCCTATGGCAAATTGTAACGGCGCTTTTCTCTGTCGCGGCAAGCTGGTTCAACGACAACGTGATTCAGCCCGTGATTTCGGTATTTTCCGGGATCGTGGAATCTGTCGGCGGGTTTTTCTCCGCGCTATGGCAGAGGATCACGGAGATTTTCAGCGCGGTTGCATCGTGGTTCGGTGAGCGGTTCGCGGAAGCGTGGGCCGCGATCAAGGCGGTATTTGCCCCCGTCGCGGCGTTTTTCGCCGGGATTTGGCAGACCATCAAGGAGCAATTCAGCAAGATAGGAACCGCAATCGGCGACGCAATCGGGAACGCGTTCAAATCGGTTGTCAACGCGATCTTGACGTTCGCAGAAAACAAAATCAACGGGTTTATCAACGCGATCAATACCGTTGTCGGCGTGGTGAACAAAATTCCGGGCGTGAGCATTTCGACCATTACACCGCTATCCATTCCGAAGCTGGCGACAGGTTCGGCAAACACCCCGGAAACCTTTATTGCAGGCGAAGCGGGCGCGGAACTTATCACCAACGCGAAGAACCGTACCGTTTACACGGCGGCGCAGACGGGCCAGCTGATGGAAGCAAGCGCAACCATGATTTCGATTTTGCCCCTGCTTCAAGCGGCAATCGAAGCGGCGAAGGTCCGGCAGAGCGTCCCCACCGTCGGCGGCAGGCCGGAAGAATCGGACACGCCCACCGTAACAGCGGCAGGAGAGAAACAAACGTCGGTCGTCATCAACAGCGCCCCCGTGTTCCACGTGGGGAGCGACGCGCAGGCGCAGGACATCGAAGAACTGTTGCGGAAGCACGACGAAGCCTTGCTGGACGAAGTGGAAGAACGGCAAAGACAGCGGGAGGACGACGAAAGGCGGCGGAACTATGACTAAATACACCACGATTGCCGGGGATATGTGGGACGGTATCGCCTATAAAACGCTGGGCGACGAAGCATACACCGACAAAATCATGGAGCAAAACCCGGCGTTCCGCCACCTCTTCATTTTCCCGGCGGGGATCGTCCTTACGATCCCTGACGCAGACGCGAAGGTTGCGGCAGGGTTGCCGCCTTGGAAGAAGGGGACGGCATGAACGCACGAAGAACCATTGTCCGCCTGACCTTTGAAGGGGCGGACATCACAGAGGACGCGAACAAATATCTTCTTTCGGCGACCTATACGGACAACGAAGAGGATAAAACCGACGATTTTCAAATCACCTTGGACGACCGGGAGGGCGTATGGCTGGGAAGCTGGCTTGACACGTCCACCGCCGGAAAGAGCGCGGAACTGTCCGCGGTCATCGTTCAAAAGAATTGGGAATCGAACGGGAAAGACCGGGTGCTGGATTGCGGCACGTTTGAGGTTGACACCGTGGACGGGAGCGGCCCGCCTGCAAAAGTAACCATCAAGGCGACTTCCATTCCGTACACGTCCACCGCCCGGACGCAAAAGAAAACAAAGGCGTGGGAGCAAATCAAGCTGTCGGCGATTGCAAACGAAATCGCCGGGAAAAACGGCCTTTCCTGTATGTTTGAATCATCGACAGACCCGTTCTATACCCGCAAAGAGCAAATGCAGGAATCGGACATCACGTTTTTACAGCGGCTTTGCAAGGCCGCGGGAATTTCCCTGAAAGTCACCGCAAAAATGATCGTTCTGTTCGACGAAGCGGAGTACGAAGCAAAGGGCGCGGCTTTCGCCGTAAAGAAGGGCGCGGCAAACGTGGAACGCTGGTCGTTTTCAACCAGCCTGCATGACGCGGCCTACGGAAGTTGTCACGTGTCCTATACGGACCCGGCGACGGGGACCACGATTGAATACACATACACGCCGCGGGACACCGACAAGAGCGCACAGGTGCTGGAGGTCAACGAAAAGGTATCGTCCCGCGAGGAAGCCCGCCAGCTTGCTATGAAGCGGTTGCGGCAGAAGAACAAAGAGGAATTCAAGGCATCGTTCACCCTTGCCGGGGACGTGGGGCTGGTTGCGGGCGTTACCGTTACCGTGACCGGGTACGGCGCATTCGACGGAAAGTATATCATCGAAACCGCGTCGCACAGCGTTTCGCGGAGCGGGTACAAAACGGAACTGACCTTGCGCCGGGTGCTGGAGGACTATTGATGAACGATTTAACGATCCTGAAAAACATGGTGCGAACGGGTATCGTATCTTCCGTCAACAAGAAGGACAGAACCGCCCGCGTCACATTTGCAGACAAAGGGCAAGAACCGATTGTTTCGGGGGCGTTGAAGGTGCTGAAAAACCCGCCGTTCATTCCGGCGAAAGACGTTCCGCAACAGACGGAAACGCAGAGCGGCGGGAGCGGGTACGCAGAATTCGCCGCCCACAAGCACGATCTGACGATTTCCCCGTGGTTGCCGTCGCCGGGCGACTATGTGCTTTGTATTTACATTCCGACGGACGACGGCGACGGGTTCGTGATCGGGGGGATTTAATATGGCGGTGATCGGAAGCTGGGGCGACATCACCTTTTCCGTTTCGCGGGAAGAGATCAAAACCTTTGACGGGCTGAAATGGGAAAGCGGCGTGAAGTATTCCACCCACGAACGACACTTGAAAGAACCCCTTTTGGAGTTTACCGGGCAGGACACGGAAACCATGACGTTTACCATGTTCTTTTCCGCGTTTCTTGGGGTAAATCCCATCAAAGAGGTGGCGAAACTGCTTCAAGCTATGCGCCGCGGAGAGGTCCACCGCCTTGTCATCGGGGTAAAAGCCTATGGAACCAACAAATGGGTGATCGAAAAGCTGTCAACGTCCCTTGACAAGTACGACAACCGGGGAAATCTGCTTGTCGCAAAAGCAAGCGTGACAATGAAATCATACGCGGCGCGATAGGAGGGGTAACGATGGCATACACGGTCAAGGCGTTCAGCCTTGAAAAAATCAACCTTGCCCCGGAAACGACAACGGAAGAGATTTTGCAGAACGTGGCGGTCATCATTTCCACCCCGAAATTTTCCGTTCCTCTGGACCGGGGGCTGGGGCTTGCACAGCGGTTTCTTGACAAGCCGATCCAGACCGCCCAGCCGATTTTGGTTGCGGAGGTCATGGACGCGGTGGAGGAATACGAACCGCGGGTGCAGATCGACAACGTGACTTTTGAATTGGGGGACACGCCGGGGGCGCTGGTCCCTGTTGTGGAGGTGAGCATACTTGACGACGCGGAATAAGAACTATCCTGAAATTTCGTTCGTGGACACGGACACGGAAACCGTTGTAAACGCCCTGATCCTGTCATACGAACAATTCACCGGGCGGACCCTGTACCCGGCGGACCCGGTGCGGCTTTTCATTCTTTGGGTGGCCGACATCATCATTCAAGAGCGGGTCAACATTGACGCTTCCGCAAAACAGAACTTGCCGCGGTACGCGGAGGGCGAATACCTCGATTCCCTCGCGGAAGTGTTCAAGAACGCGTACCGCTTGGAGCCGGAAACGGCGAAAACGACCCTTCAATTCACCCGGTCCGTTGCGCTGGACGCTGTAACCGTCGTCCCGGCGGGAACCCGCGTGACAGCAGACGGCGAGATCGTATTTGCGACGACGGAGCCTTTGACGATCCCGGCGGGCGCGCTGTCCGGGACCGTCGCGGCGGAATGCCTGACCGCGGGCGAGATCGGAAACGGCTTTGTTCCGGGGCAGATTTCGCAACTGATCGACATATTCCCGTATTTCGAGCGGGTGGAGAACATCACGGAGAGCGCAGGCGGCGCGGACAAGGAGAGCGACGACGCGTTTTATTCCCGAATGCGGGAGAGCGAAGAAACGTTTTCGACGGCGGGGCCGCTGGGCGGATATGAGTATTACGCAAAATCCGCGTCGGCCCTGATTGCGGACGTGAAAGCAACGTCGCCCAGCCCCGGCGAAGTTGACGTGCGGGTTCTGCTTCAAGACG